ATCTGCCCTGAGGTTGCGGGAAGGTAGGTCTTACCTTTACCTTTGATAGCATCTTCACCTCCATAACTATCACGACCGAGCTCCCACTTTTCAAGCATCGCCGTATAGAAAGGATGAACACTTTTGGCTGACATTTGTTTGCCTCCTTAGAAGTGACCTGTGGTTGACCCGCTGGTAAAGCGATCACCCATTGAAAGTATAACATAACGTGACTCGTCTGCCACGTGATCTTCGTCATCGGTATTAACATCATCCAAGTCTTTAGGATCACGTGATATTCCAGGCACAGTTCTAATAAACCCGTCCTGGCAGTTTCTGAACACAAATAACCCCGGGTATTCTCGAGGCCCTTCATTGGGCTGCGCATTATAGATCGCAATGCGCATTTTCTCCCATCCGTTCTTTCTACTGCCGGGTGACTTATTACTTCGGGTCCAGGTCACCCCTTTATACTGCTTACCTTTGATAGTCACTTTCTTTGACATATCCGAGGCAATACAATTCCCGTTCTCCACGTCATTAATGGAGTTGTCCGCGGGGCCAGGTTTGACTCGTCCATAATAGCCCATCTTCATCTCTCGTTCAACGATTCCTTTTGAAATCTGTGTCGCGAGCATCTTAAGGCCTTGGTTTGCCGAACCCGTCCAACCATACCATTCAGCAATTCTAAACAGATCACCTCGTACTGTAGACTTCCATTGCCCATTAGGAAGCATAACATCAGACCCATCGCTTTCAGCCCACCAGCCAACACTAAACGGCGCAGATGAACCCCAATCAAAGGATCTAAAAATACGCCAACTGTTAGGGATCTGGAAAGGCTCTACTATGTTGTATTCAGTTGACCACACATCGTCAAACATACCTCCGCTGGTGATATCCCAGTCGCCCCACAACCAGGCGCGTCGTTTATTCGGATCTTTAATACTCTCAAGTTCAAGAATATACTCAGGTGCTAAATAGATATTTTCTTTATAAGATCCAAATAGACGTACCTGAGTCTTCGTAACAGGCTCACGCTGCTGTGTACGCGGATTGAATACATCCTGAGTCATCTTAACAACTTGTCCAGGTGGAGCAGCATCAATGAATCTTTGCTTGACCCAGTTGTGTCCGACACCATATGGGTTAGTGGTACTGAATACAACAAGAGGAACTTCAGGTAGTATTTCCATTTCACCTGTCTTAGGGTTCTTAGGGCTATGCTTCTCAGGTAGAAAGGACGTCCTGTTTAAAGACATCGCCATATCATATAAATCCGAATTAGGCTGCTTTGTTAACTCATTCCATCCAATGAATGGAAATTCATGACCGTGATAGTTCCAATAGTCTTGCTCTGTCTTCATTACACGAAACCAGAGCTCCTCCCCAGTAGGCCAGATCCATTTCAGATGGCTTGTACTTGCAATAAACTTCGCACCATCGCCAAACTGCCTGAACCAGCGTTTAGACTTAGAGATAAGATCATCAAGGTTTTTATATTCTTTATCAAAGACAACGCCACGCCAAAATTGCCCATACCCTATACCCACAAAACGGCGGAAGAACATAAGCTGAGCGTCGGTCTTACCCGGTCCGCGTGTACCTTCGTATAAAATGTGGTTACAAGGACAAGAGATCGCTAGGACTTGCGATCCGTCAAGAGGGGTCCAAATTACATCAGGTTCGACTGGAGGAGTCTGGGTCTGTACAGCCGGCAGCATTCATCAATCCTCACACAACGCTGAATAGGCTGCATTGTGTGCAACAATTTGCCTTCGTGTTTCAACTGTATCGTTCCGGGAATAAGAAATGAGTTCAAAGCTATTACAAGCAACGAAATCATCAGTCGCGGAGGTTTGGGTCGTCACCATCTGGCATCCCGCCAGACTCATCAAACTTACGCAAAGCATCGCGACGCGCTTTACGTGCTTTTTCTGTTGCAACTTGTGCATTTTTAAGACCCTCCCCAATTGCTTTGGCCTCACCTGCCTCAATGAGCTGCTTATTTTGAAGATAAGTAGTCAGAGAGGAGGCAAGGCCTAACAAGGCCCGCAAAATGGCGAGCCAGTTCATTACTTGTCGTCCGCGTTTTTATTGAGACCGAAATTCCCTGCGAGCATATTAAGAAACTTCAGAATCGTATTTAAAATCGCGTCATCGGACTTCGTCGGCGTTAATGCTGTGACACCTGTTGCAGCAGTGACCACAGTTGTAATCGCTACAAGCCAGCCCGGAAATGCGTCAAAGAACGCAAAGACGGAAGTCATAAATGAACCACCTTCTTCACCTGTCTGGGCAAGTGCCAAGG